CGGGCGAGGGCTTCAAAAACGAAGGCTGTGTTCCTCTTCTTATTGTGTTTATTCTTCATTGTTGGTCTCCGTAACCTTGTTCTCCAAAGATTCAATTAGCATCTTGACTGAGTTGTTTACTTCAAGAAGAGAGGTTTCCTCTTCCTGTTCTCTGAGGTAAATAGGGTCTTGCTCCTCATAAATGCCTCTGGCTAGTGATCTTAGTTCTGAAGCGCCAAGGTTGTTAGTTCTGTAGGTGTTCATTTCGGGTGTTGGAACACTGCTGTAGTTTCTTGTTCTAGCACCTGCGGGTCGTTTATCGGTCGCTACCTTTTGATAGACTTTGCCTTTTGCGCCTTGGGTAACGTATTTTTTACCTGTTCTCGCGCGCTTGCCGAGTGAGGGCGCTAGACGCGGTGAAGGACGAGAGCCGGGAGGTGCTGCTAGAAGCGCGGATTCTTCGCCGCCGCCTGCTTCTTCGCCACCACCTTCGTCGCCGCCTAGATCAAGACCACCGCCTTCGTCGCCTCCACCGAGGTCTAAGCCGCCACCTTCATCTCCACCGCCGAGGTCAAGACCACCTCCGCCTTCTCCGCCACCGCCGCCGCCTGCGGCTGCTTCGGCAACGCCCTCAAGGGCTGTGTCGTGTTTGCGGTCGTAGAACATCTCGCGCTGGTTGCGTAGGAACTCTTCGTGAGACATTCCGAAAATGTTGTCGGCAACCCAGCGACGTGAGAAGTAGCCTTCTGTTGCTGCGGCAGCAATGTCGAACTTGGTCTTCCAGTGCTCTAGTTCCTGTAGTTCCGCAATCTTGCTTGGGTTATTGAGAGCGAGTTTGAAGTTCATAAGATCTTCACCTCTGTAACCAAGTGTGTAAAGGTGGATAATTCCAACCTTTTCTAGTTCGTGGATAACAGAACGCTGTAGACGCTGAATGGTGCGAGCAAAACGAATGTCTTTGGTCGCTAGTGTGGTTTTATCTTCCTGTGCTCCCTCACCCATTGTGAGATAAGCCTGCGGGATCTTAATAGCGGAGAACATTTTGTCGCGGAGATACTTGATGTCGTCAATTTGTGTTGTGTTCTGTCCGCCAGCAAGTGACTGAATGTCGGTCACAGAACCAGCACGAATCGGAATGTAGTAGTCCTCTTCGATTGATAGTGGGTTGTAGCGAAGATCGATGCGACCTGTGTCTTTATCAACAATTGTGTGTCTCTTCAACTGGGACACGATCTTCTGCATGTATTGCTCGACTTCTTGTGGAGGAATAGCGCCAACGTCAATCTTGAACACCTTGCGCTCTGAAGAACGAACAATGCGATAAGCCATCATTGCATCTTCCATTAGAGTCAACTGACGCCAGATGCGTCGTGCTGGCTCTAGGACAGATGTGCCGTAGGGTGAGTATTTGTCGTTTCCAAGAATGCGGAAGTGGGCAACCTGCCAGTTCTCAAAGGTCATTCCTGCTGAGTTCCACTGATACTGGATATAGTTGGGGTTTGTGGCGTCCATTCCCTCTAGTCTCTCAACTTCTTGTAGGGGAAGAGCGATTGTAGATTTAATCCCAATCTCGTCATCAATATCAAGATAGAGGATGAAGTCGCCATACTTACACATTGTGCGGCACCAACCAAAGAGGTTGTGCTCTACGTTCATGATGTTGTGATAAAGAATGTTGAGAACGGCTTTGATTTCGTCATTGCGGCACTTGATGTTTAGCATCGGAGAGAGAGTAGAGAATGTTGTCATCTCGTCTGCATAGATGTCGAGTGCAGAAGCCAATTCTGGCATGTACTCCATTTGGTCAAAGTCAATGTAGCGCTCGGAACGACGCTGGTTTGCAATAGCGTTTGCAGCGATTGTGTCTAACGGGTTGTAGGACTGCTTCTTGAACTGCTGTCCTGACGCAGACTTGAATCTTGTAGAGTACTTATCAAGGTGCTGCCTGCGAATCTTGCGACCAGACTCTGAGCGGTAGTTAATGATAGGACCAGAGAACAACCGAGTAAGAGACCTGAATAACTGGGAATCTCTATTCGCTGGGTTGTTGCCTTGTTTTGGGTTTCGGGGTGCCATTTATTTTCTCACTTAATTATCCACATATATTGGGAATATAGATTTTTTGCTTCGTTCATTTTACTAGTTGTGTCTTCGCCTGTGTAGCCAATTTGTCCTTTTATCTGCGTGTTTAGGGTTGTTCTCGAAGTCATGATGGCGTCTACGAATGCCTTCTGGTAGTTGAGGTCTCGGGCGTTTGATTGGAGGGCTGTGTCTCTAACCCAACAACAAATCGCAAGAGCCATTACCAAGTCGTCATTGTAGCCCCTCATGGCTTGTGGCTTCCCGTTGTACCAAATGAAAGTTCGGAACTCGTTTGCTAAACGCGAAGAATACGTCTTAACTAGTTTGTTTCTCATAAACTCTTCTAACTTGGCTACGATGAGAGGTCTGGTCTTACTTGTGGTTGAAAAGCCAGCGATTGCTCCCGACTTGTGTTCGCCAAGATGTTGATCGATGTATTCGTGTGTGGACTTGATAGAGTAATAGAGATTTGGGTAGCCGTACTCTACTAATTTATCTATGACGGTGTAACCAATGGAGTTATTTTCTACGACGAGCATGGCGTTACCAAACTCTCTACCGACCTGATTTAGCATGTTGGCGTAGAGGTCAGGTGTTGGTTTGCCCATGTACTCTCCGATGATTTCCATCGTTTCAAGTTTCAGAATGTGGAACGTAGAACTATCTGCGCCGTCGCCTCGGGCAACGTCTGCGGACATGAGATAGTTACAACTTGGGTCGTACTCTTCCCATAGCCAGAAGTTTCTATCAAAGCCTGTCTTGTGTTTTGGCTCTTTGATGTTGGACATGATCCATTCCATGTTCTCTGGATCGATAACAGTTTCACCAGAAGTATTGAAGTTACACTCCAACTCCTGAGCGATCTGTCTTCTGGACATGTTCTTGGTTTCTTTCTTGAACCATTCTTCATCTCTGTCTGGGTGAACCCACCACATAAGCGTCGTGAGATTGAAATTATTATCATTGGTCTCGGCACCTACGCAGGTTTTATGGAACCAGTTACCAACACCGTTTGGCGTGGAGATAGCGATACAGCGACCACCAGTTGATAGTGTTGGGTATAGACCAGTCCATAGTTCTTCTAGACCCTCGATGTGTGCAGCCTCGTCAAGAACGAGGAGGGATAGTGCTTCAGAACGACCAGCGTCGCCAGAGGTGGAGGCAGCCTTGATAGAAGAACCATTGGACAACTCGAAGGACGTGCGGTTGTCGGTTGTAATGTTTGCGATCCTGATCCAGTCAGGAAGGTTCTTCATAATGTTCTTGACTTTTCGGACCAAGTTGCCTGCTGTTTCAAACTTGGTCGCCATAACAAGAATGGTCTTGTCGCGGTGGAACAACATCATCCAAACAATGTAGCCAGCCGTGATCGTTGAGATACCTAGCTGGCGACCCTTGTTGATGATGTTGAAGCGGTAGTCGTTGAAATCTTCTAGCAGTTGATCCTGATAATCAAATGTCTTAAACAACATAAGCCCGTGCATCGGGTGAGAGATGCGGGCATAGTTTTTTAGGAAGTAAGAAGGATCTTTACCACACTTAACGACTTCTTTCAGTATTTGTTGTTTCGTTAACTTTGGCATTCATCTTTCTTTTATTCTTTTTTGCCAGAGTTTGCGGGTCTCTTGTCGTTAGGGGCACGCTTACCATAACCACCTTGCTTCATAAAGGCTTCCCAGCCAGCAGCGAGTTTGTCTTCTGTGGCTTCGCCAACAACAGCAACCTCTTCCATCCCACCAATCTTGTAGGTCATGCAAGCAGTAACCCAAGAACGGACGCGGGATGAGTTCTCAACGCGAATGTCAATCTCGCCTTCTTTGGTGAGAGACACAGAGCCAGCGCCTAGTTTGCGTGCTTCTTTCTTTAAGAACTTGATGATCTCGTTCATCTGCGATTCAACATCTGACTCAAAGCCGTTAGCGTAGACTTCCTTGAGTTGGACCTCAGACTGGTAAGAAAGGGTCATCATGTTGCCGTGGAACTTGACACCGAAGCCGTCCATAACACGCTTGTCAATAAGAGGGCTGCCCTCTTCTCTTTTTAGTCCTGCCTTGATTGCTTCGCCGTCTGCGTCGTGTGCTCCGTCGTAAGCGTTTGCTGCGGCTTGTGATAGAGCCTGAACGATTTCGTAAACTGTTGCCATTATTCCATTCCTTTGTTGTGCTTGCCATCTAAATAGTGGTAAACTTTACCTAAATAGTCGGCAGCAAGAGTAATTTTTGCTTGAACCCAGCCGGGTAGGTCAGAGTATTCTGAAGCGAGTTGAGAGACCTTGGGGGCGTATTCTTCTAGTTTGTGAAGATCTGATAGAGCCATGTGGACTTCGTGGTCATCATCTTCTATACCACCGGGCATCATTTGCTGTTCGTAGCCCTCTTTGACCATTCTTTTTTGTATTTGTTTCATAGCCTTTTCAAGAAAAGTTCTATGTTGTAGCAAATCGACACCTTCTGTTGCAGCAAGATCGGAGATAAACTTTTCTAACTGATCTACAATCTTCTGCTCTTGTGGTGTGAACTCTCCACTTGTATCTTTAATTCTTTCTCTAGAAGTCTTGATTCTCTGCGTAGAAGACATAGAGCCTGTCTTTAGCTTTGTAGCGTTCTTGTCGCCAATGTCTACTCGTTCTTCTTCTGCTTCTTTGAGAACTTCTCTGATTAGCTCTCTTAATTCACTAGCTTTCATCTGGTCTCCATCCTTTTTTCCATCGTTCTTCTCTTCCCTCAACCCATTTGATGTAGCACTTGTAGCAGCATTCAAACTTTACAAGTGAGACATCATCTCTGGTTGAGTATGAGAACGAACCACAAACAGGACATCCCGTTTTGGATTCTCTATTAAGTAGTTTTCTTGAGACCTTTATTCCATTTAGTTCTACTTTATCGTTGGCTTCATCATTTTTCTTTTGTTTCTTGTAGAGTTCTCGCATCTGTTCCAGATAGACTTTCTCTTTGTTCTCGTCCCAATCTGCTTTGGGGTTCTGGATTGCTTCTTCGCCATACTTTTGTGCGATAGCCTGCTCTACCTTTACGATGTAATCTGGGTCTTTACTCATTGTCCCCACCAAACCTCTTCGCCTCTGCGATAAAATTTTGTTTGTTCAAACTTGGTTTCGTCTATAAAATGGTCGTCTCTAAATCTACAATAGTTGTTTGGCTGTAGGGCAAACTGCCCATCTTCAAGGGAAACAAGGTTCAGTGGTTTATGCTCTTGTGGATAGCGGTCAAAGCCATCGGTCCAGTCAATTATTATGCCTGTGTGTCGTCCTTTCCACCCATAGCGGAATAGTTCAACCTCAAGACCTTCTAGATACTTTGCGTGCCACGCTTCTATGTTTGGACCCATAGCAGTCCACGGAATCAAGTCGTTATGTGGTTTTTCTTTCCAAGTATCTGGTCCGTGAAAGTTTGACATCGCGTGGAGCGGCAAACCAGACCAGTGAGCACCGCTTTCCAATAGAACATGTGCCATAGGAATCTGTCCCTCTCTAGAATGTATACCATGCCACAGGGCATAAGTGTAGCCTTCGGGCATCTTGGGTCCAAGATATTTGTTGTTTACCCAAACATAAATGTGAAAAGGAAGATTGGTGTGCTTCATTGCGTCGCCTGACCTATTCCGTAGTAGGTAGCACCACCGGCTGCTATTCCAATCGCAAACCACATCCACTTGTAGGCTGGTGATTGCTTCTTGATAATCTTTTGTAGTTCGTCAATCTCGGTGTCTTTCTCAATCACCATTGTCGTATGTTTCTGGTTGAGAGCGTTGTAACGAATCTTTTCTTTTTCTAGCTCTAGGATAAACTCGCTTTCTTTTTTCTCGATTGTTCTCGTCCATTCGATCTCGCACTCTTGCTTGATTTTGTCTGGTGTTACGAGAACCTCTGATAAAGCCTCGGGATTGAGGACGATTCCCTCTATTGGAGAACGCTCGCCCTGATCTACAAAAGTGAATTCAGAACCAGCGAAGGCTAGTGTAGTAAATAATAAAATGCTAGGGAACATAAGTGAATCCGTAAGTTTGTTCTATTTGAAGGCGTAGTTTGTCTTTATCTTTTCTGTAATCTCTCACTATGCCTTTCTTGCGTTTATCAATCTCTTTTGATAAATCCATTAAAGCGTCTTGATAGCGCAGTTCAAGTTGTTCGTTTCTGATTCTGAAATCTTCAAGTGCCTTATCTCGTTGTTTTAGTTCTTCTTCGTGAATCTCTTGTAGTTCGGTTATTTGTGTTTTTAGAGACTCTTGGGAGATTTGCTGCGCTTTGATAATGTTGTGAACGTCGTAGCGTCCTTTCGCAAACACAACAAGAAGGAGCAGGACAAGCCCGATCTCCTTCCAGTGTTTTAGACAGAAAGCTAAAATCTTTTCTTTCATTATTTATTTCTTCATTGTTGTGCCACCACCAGAATGGCGCTTACCCCCAATCGCATCGGTGTAAGCATTTGCAACCTTCAAGAGTTCTTTGATAGGCATGTTAACTTTTTCAATTGTCATTTTTTTCGCATCTTCTGGGTTTTGCGAATTATAAATTATTGTTGCTGCCCATCTATGGTGACCATCAAGCAGATAGTTATCAGCAGATACTAAGATAGAAGCATTCCAAGGAGCCCAGTCTATCTTGGGATCTGCACCTGCTTTAGCTTTCTTCAATGCATTGTCCATATAAATGTCTGTTTGTGTTGGCTTGAGGTCGGATGGATCAACATTAGGTATTTCCCTAACTTCTACCTGATCACCTTCAGGGTATGCACCTGCATCATCTGATGAATCTAGATATGCTCTTGTGGCAGCACCAAGATCTGGGATCTTTTGTGGTTCATTTGTCTCTAGTCCCTTGGGAGGTGGCGCTTCCAATTCCTTTTCAAATGCGTCCGCATCTGGAATCTGCGGCATATTAGCCCTCTTTGTTCCATAGGCACCTTTACAGGCTGCGGGGAAGTTTGTACAAAAATCATTGCTTTGTTCTTTGAGGTAGCCTCTCCAGCTTTCCATTATAAGTTTCATTTTATTCTAGTCCTTTTAATTTCACAATAGCGTCAATCACAGACTGACCACCGAGGTAGAGACCTGAGATAATAACCCAGTCGCCTGATTCTAGACCGCCCCATAGCATTAGACCTGTGGCGGCAATCCACACAAGTAACTTGCGGGAAGTAATCTTTTCTACGCCTTTATCAAGTAGGGCTTGTTTGGTTTCTTCGCTCATCATTTGGCACCCATCTTAACTAGTTGCTCGTAGATCATTCCGATGAGAACCGGAAGGGACATAGTGGCAATAAGGGGAGCCATCTTGGCCATGGCATCCTTGAAGATCATTATGTTTTCTGCGTTGATGTTAGCAAGTTCTGGAGACTCCATCACTGGCTCGGTGGTGCCTTCTTGGAATACTCCATCGTCTGCTCCTATCATTCTTTCAAGTGCAGCCATGTCGGGCGGACTAAAGCCAGCCTGTTTTAACATTCCCATTCCCATTGAAGCCATCTTCAATGGATCGCTGCTGGCTCCTGCTGTTACAAGATAGTTAGAGAGTATGGAAATAGCATCATCTACTTTAGTTGTAACCATGCGCTCCATTTCTTGAGCGACCTGATCCATAGCGCCGCCTTTTTCCATTCCTGCTGGAACAGCATCGTCGTCGTATGGGTCGTCCATCATAGTAAGACCATCCATCTCGGACATAATTTCTTCCTTGATTAGATCAAGTAATGCTGACTTTTTGATTTTCATTTTTTATCCTTTGCGATCTTAGTCGCCGTTGCGTACATTACACTTTCGGCGTCATCGCCATAGCGTTTCTTGAAATCCTTCTTGGATTTCTTCATACCCTTAACTATTTTCTCTTTTTCGTTTTTTTCGCCCTTGGACAATTTTCTTTCGTTTAAAGAACCAGCGTATTCATCTGGTGACTGCCCGTTCATCCAAGCGTCGTAGGGGTTTGGAGAATTATCATCAATCTGAGCGCCCTTCTGGAAAACAACAGCAATCCACTTTTCAAAAGACATTTCCTGTCCTGCTACATCTTG